CAGCCTGAGCAGTAGCTGCAGACGTAGCCGAAGCAGCAGCTTCATTTGCTTTTGTAGAAGCAGTCCGTGCCTCTAGTGCTACCTCAGACGCATACGTGTCTGTACTAGCATCACCAGAACCACCTGTTCCACGGAATAAAGCCATTGACGACTCCTACAAAAGAAAAGGAAAAGGGGTCATTGCTGACCCCTAGACTCGTTACTCGGCGATTGCGAGAACGAAACCAGCTTCAGGTCGGTATACCTGAACACCGTACAGGCAGTCAGCCGTGTACAGAGTCGAGAGGTATTCCTGCTTGTACTGGGTTTGTGAACGTACAGCTTGCTGCTCAGCCATGACAATAGCGTCAGTGTGGAACAGAAGTGCAGCACGAGTATCAACAGAAGAAGCAGTGTTATCTGCTGCTGCTTCGATTGTGCGGCAGTTAGCTGAAACGTAAACGTCTACACCGTAGAGGTTACCAATAAGGCCAGAGTTAACAGCCTGTCCAGATACGAAGTCAGAAGACACGTAACGGTCGATACCCATAATAGTGTTACGAACAGAAGGTGGGATGATAAGCGAACGTCCGTCCATAGGTACGTTGTTGTCATCAAGCTTCTGAATCATGTCACGGAAAAACGCATCAGTAAACACGTCACCAGCAACAATAGTGTCGTCAGTGTACTGAGTAGTTGTACCGCCGTCGTTAAAGAAACAGCCACTGTGCTGGTAGTCAGTTTCTGCAGGGCTAAATACAACAGTACCGCCGTCACCAAAACCAGTACCTGCTGCGTGTAGATCGTTGTCGATCTGAACAGCAAGAGCGTAACCAGCATCTTCAGTGTAAAACTGACGGAGGCTAGAAAGCGCCTGTACTTCAACGATGTCTTCGATAAGACGTGAGTACTCGAAGTGACGGTCGATGTCAACAGTCAATTCGCCTTCAGTGTTTGCAATGATAGTAACTGCAGTGTCAGCTGCTTTTGCATTCGCATCACCACGAACGGGCTTTGGAATGTGAAGCTTGTCGCCTTTCTTACCAGTCATAGCAAGCTTTTTGACAAGAGGAGCCATCTTAAGGTTCTTCTGATAAGCAGCAATAATTTCGTCACTCCAGATTTCTGGAATAAACGTTGCTGCTTCTGTCTTTGCAGTATTACCGGCTGCACCCGGATAAGTTGCAGTAGCCATGTCAATCTCCTAGATTATTTGACTCGACCCTCCGCATAAGCTGCCATGATTTCATCAGACAAAGCTTGGTAACGGTCAGGGTCATCTTTCATTAGTTTAATTATGTCAGCCCTACGATATACTTTTTTACGACTACCTTCAGCAGTGCCTCGTGCATTACCTGTATTAGCTTTTCTTAATGATTGCCTACGTGCTTGTCTTTCGACTTTAGCAGTCTGACTAGCTACTGTTTTACGTTCTTTCCAGAGTGTAAACAGTTCGTCAGCAGCGTCAGCATCATATTGTTGATCGGCTGATACAAATAACTGAGTTCTAATTTTAGATGCTTTAATCCATTCAGCAAATTTAGGATCACCTAAAATATCTTGCATGTCTGGATGTTTAGACTGAAGCTGCGCCAAAGACGCTTGTTTTTTATACTGCGTAGAGTATTGTTCTGCTTCTCTAATCTTAGGATGATTCTCAATAGCACGATTAACTGCGCCTTGAGGATCTGTAAAATAGTCAATATCGTTTTCAGGCTCAACTTGTTGTTGAGGTGCTGCTTGTTGTTGACTAGAAATATAGTCATCAACAACTTTACGAAGCTCTCCTACTTCAGAAGATTGACGACCAAGCAGCTTTTCGGCTTCTTGATGCATCGCTACAACTTCTTCTAAAGATTTGCCTTTATACTTCTCAGGCACTTTAGGAGCTTTTTTAGCAACTCTTCGAGGTTTTTCAGCCTTTGGTTGTTCAGGCTGGATCTCTTCAAGTGCAATTTCTTCAACTTCGTTTTTTTCAATTTGATCTACGTTTCCCTCTTCAGGGGGTAGATCTAGCAATGTTGCTCTAGACATTATTAAACTCCGTGATCATTATCATTATGGAGACTTCTTTCTACCTGCTTTTTCGTGTTCTCGTACCCATTTCATATGCCGTCCCGGAAAGTCTCCAGAATGGCCTTCAAGGTGAAAAGACGGGGCAGATACCATTTTTGTAGCATTGGCACCACAACCGCACCTACTAGTTGTAACAGTACCCTCTACAAATTCTTCAAATATATGACCGTTTGTACAACGGAAATCAAATACTTTAAACATTTATAGGATCTTCTTCTTCTGCTTCAGCTTGCTCTCTAGCTGCTGTAATAGTATTTTCTAGATTGATTACTGTAGCAAAAGCAGCAACTTGACCTTTCCGAAAAAACAATTCTTCAAGATCTTTAACTGATTGAATGTCAGCTAATTGAGTTGCGTTATTAGAAAGTTCATTAATGAGTTGTTTGAAACCATCATGGTTAAATAATTGATTGTAATTATCAAAGTATGTTTCAAGCTCAGGTGTCATAGTTTTCTCTAAAGTTTACTATATAATTATATTATATCATGTTTTAAGTTAAATGTCAAGCTTTTTTTGTAGTTTTTCTTCTACGTCCAGAAGCTGTGACGGCGTGTTTAATTTTAGCTGGTCCTGTTTTACGTTTAGCCGAAGATTTTTTTTCAGCTGCTGTCATCTTTGCAGCAACAGCTTTAGGTCTACAAGAAGGATATGGACGTTTACTTTTCTTTGCAGACTTACGACCGCAAGGTTTACCAGTTTTAACGTCTACCCACTCTTCTGCAAACCACTTTTTTAATCCACCTTTAGCCATACGTGCCACCACGTTTTTTGTATTCACGAGTTAACCAAGCCGAAGCATAAGCAGAAGGCCATACATCAAATTTACGTTTAGCCTCTGCTTTAACTCTAGAGTACAAAGCCTTATTCTTAGGGGTTGAACCAGACTTTTTTGGTTTACTTTTTGCCTTTGGCATGATTACTTCTTCTTTTTCTTGCGATTAGTCATTGTACGTTGACCACGAACAGGCATCGCTGGTTTTTTCTTTGGCTTAGTTGATTTCATTCCATAACCGGGCATAGCTTTCTCCTTAGCTGTCTTAGACAGATCTTCAAAATGAAAAAGTTTTACAGATGTTTTTCCGTGGGTTTTACCTGAATGGACTTCTCCATTAGGCATTTTATGCGTGCCACCTGTATATTCAGTACCGTCACGCTTGTAATGCTTTACGCCTTTAGCCATTACTTAATTCGTACCTCTTTACCGTTTTGAAAATAACGCATTCCTTTTCCAGTACCTCGTACATCAACTGGCATTCCTTTTTTAGCTAAAGGAAGTTTTTTGGCAGCTGTTGTTTTTTTATTAGAACTCATAGAAGCAGCTCCAGTTACAGCAGCGCCTCCAGCAGCTCCTTTTATTCTTTGTGTTCTTCGATCTGCTTGAGTTCGTTTTTTACCTACAGTAATACCATCTTTAGCAGATTTACGACCCGGAGTTTTTTTGGTTACTCCTTGAGCTTTGTCTAAAACATCATCTACTTTGCGATTTGCTTTAGATCCTGCTTTCATTGCTTTATCTACAGCAGCTCTTCCATATTTTTTTACAGCTTTAGTAACACCATGTCTTGCAATAAAAGCAGACACTGTAGGTATTGCTGCGACTAAAGGACCGGGCATAGTTATCTCCTTACCATTTTTTGCACGACCAGTATCGTGCCGTTAGTTTGCTGGGTGGGCTTGTATCACATTTGTGACGCGCTCTAAACGATTTACGTCGTGCAGGCTGATCTTTCTTAATACTCATTTTTGCGTCACCAAAACGAATGGTTTTAGTTTTATCACCTTGCTTAGCAACCACTACAAATTTTTTAGTAGGATGACTAGGCGTTCGCTTTGGCTTGTTGTACGCGCTTACCCCTGCTCGTGCTAGTTTTGGATCTTTCGACTTTGGCATTACTCAGCTCCTCTATTTTCTTCTCTAGGCTGTCTATCCTCTTCCACTGGACTTGAAACTCTAGATTGATCCGTTGTAGCAGGGCTTTTAGTTCGTGGTCGGTTAGCATTTGTTTTACCTTCTATCTGTCGTTCTTTAAGGAGAGTATCAGCCACTCTCATGCGGCGTTCAAACTCTTTATCTTCTGCATTACCTTCTTTTAAGTTTCTAGTGATCGCGTTAATTTTGTCAATCTCAAGCTCTTGAGGTACCACTTGAGCTTCTGCAACCAGTTTAGAAGCTCTAGCAGTTGACTCTTGAGCCTGAGCAGACAACGCTGCTGTTTGTGACTGTTGGAACTGTAGTTGTGCTTGTTGTGCTGCCATAGCCATTTGTTGCTGTTGTGGATTAGGCTGCATAGCTTGTTGCATAGCTGTAAGAAGTTCTTCACGGTTAGACAAGTTCATGTTATCAATGATGCTTTGAATCAGCGTATTATACAACGGAGAGTCTTTTTTCATTGTTTGTAGCAGTTGAACTAATTGAGTAACTTCATATTCACGTGCAATAATGCCAAGTGTACTACTTGCGTTAAACTTGTAGTCTGCAACAGGATATGACTCTGGATCAAACTGCATGTAACGATGTGCAGCTTTTTTAACAAAAGGAATCAGGAAAGACTGTTGGAAATTAATTAGTGTGCGCTTATGACGTTTAATAAGAGCGCCAAGAGACATACTAATACCAGCGGCAGTAGCCTCGCCGTTAACACTACCAGCAATTCCTGCTGAGTCAACGGCTCCTGTTGCTTGCTGTACCATGTCTTGCAATGCTCCGGCCTGAGCAAAAGTAATTTGACTGACTTGACCAAAGTTAAAAGGCTGTAAAACTTCACGCGGATCTCCGTTAGTAAGTAACATCTTGCCGGGACGTACTTCAGGCTTAGCACCACGCGGCAAACGAGTTGCATCAATTGCCATCATTGGGTGAATAGTAAGACTTAATGCGTCAATACGTGCGCGGAGTTCAGTATCGAGCGCTTTTTGGCTGTTATAACCTTTTTCACAGACGCCTCTGCCCCAGAATCGACCCGGAACAACGTCCCAAGGAAAAGCAACTACAGGACGATCTTGCATCATGTACGGATTTGGCTCTGCTTTTAGCAAAATACCGCCATTTGCAATAACAACAATAGCTTCTATGTACTGAGATTCTGTTTTTTCTGTTGCATTTTCTTCAATTTCTTCAGAATCTTCGTCTTGCGTAGCAGAATCTAGTAATTCTCGTGGAACTAAACCGTAATATTTTGTTAAACGAACTTTATCATCGTTGTAAATTGTGATATCTTGATCAGGTTCTAAGTCAGTATCAGGAGCAGCAGAACCAACGTAAGTATTACGGTATACTCCTTGTTCTTGTAGCAACTCTACTTGGTGACGACTTACAAATTCATCAACACAAACACCTAAAGCGTCGTCTACAGATGTAGCTACAGGATCAATTAAGAAATTTTGTGGTAAAACAGGCTTTAATTTTACTTTAACACGATCGGTAACTGTTACACCAACTGCTTGAAGATCTCCGTTCATTATTGGTTGCGTTGAAGGAGCCATTTCCTTCATTTCTTCAATAACAATTTCACCAATGCCTGTACCAAATACTGCAGCATTAATAAGACACTCTGCAACAGATTTACGAATCATGCAGTTTTCAAAGTCTTCAGTTAATTTATTACGAAGAAACTGTACATCGTTACGATTAGTGTCTCCTAAATTATCAGATACGTCAAACCACTTCCCACGGCCAAAGGTAGCCTCTTCTAGTTCGGCTACATTAGACTCAACGGCCTGCTGAAGTGCAGGAGAGATGATACGGGAACGCTCAGACTTACGATCGCTATCAGCAGGATCCCATATTCCTCGCCATAGTCTGTAATATTCTTCAAAACGCGCTTCATAATTTGACTCGTAGTAGTCACGCCAGTCCTCACATTTAGTTATAACCCAGTCTTCAATTGTTTCTTCAATCAATAAAGGGTCTTGTTCATATAAATCAGTCATATTAATATCCCGCTACCACGTCTAAAATTTGGTGGTCTTCAATTTCGTAGTCATAGTCATATGCTACATTTGCTAACTGGTCGATATACGCCAAAGCATCTATCAGATCGTCGTGCGTTAAAGGATCAGGAAACTGAAAAAGTTGATCTAAAAATCTACTGTTCCACTCTCCCTTGTTTAATGTAATGTAGTTGTTTTCAAAACGTCCTTGTAACGCCCACATTACTCTGTCAGTCTTCTTTTTATTGCCGTGTGTTAATTCTTCAACTCTAAAAAACGTACCGTAACGCTTCATTAAATCTGATAACGGAGACATTACAGCTTGTTTAGCAATACCTCTTTCGATTCCAACCGACACGGGACGGTAATCTCTAACGGCCTGAAATATCTTAGCTGCTGTTTCGTCAAGACTCCATCGACCGTATATGATATTGTCAACATACCAACCATGCTCACTGACCTTAACCACCGCGATCGCTGTGTCGTCAAGTTTGGAATTTTTAGTCTTCTTTTTGTTGACTTCTTCAAATCCTGCCAAGTCAACTGCAATGTAATAATCTCCTATTTCCGGCTCATCCTCACTAAAGCGTACCCAGTCTTCCTTAAACATCTCTGAACCACGGGCTTCAAACGACGCCATAAATTCCTGACGAAACGCATAAGAAGACATAGACCTTTTAGCAATATCAATTTCGTCTTTGTCCAGTATTGGATTATCATAAGAAGTAAAGTGCCAAGCTTTGTACGTCGGATCATTATCTAACTCCGCATATTTGTACAACTCGTAAAAGTGGTTGCGACCCATCGGCGTACCAATGAACATTGCACAGCCCTTTTGGTCGGCAAGTGCTGGTCTAAGTATCTGCTCAAATACCTCTGGCTTCATGTCAGCGTATTCGTCCATGACTAAAAACTTAAGGCTGACACCTCGCATGGTTTCTGGACGGTCTGCACCTTTAAGGCTAATCGTGGCTCCGTTGACAAGCTTAATTTGCAAATTATTAATGTGACTACCAGCAATAACAGGATGCCCCAGTTCCAAGAGGGTGGACCACATAATGTCTCTGGCTTGTCCCTGAGTAGGTGCGACGTAAAATACATGCCCTCTGTCCGCCTGTAGTGCGTTTACTATTAACATCCACGCTGCTAACCTAGACTTACCTGTACGTCGCCCAGCAGCTACTATTTTAAATCTTGTGTCGTCTGCCCAGACATCTTGTTGCCAAGGCAGTAGTTCTATATTAAGATCCATTAAAACTATTAAATACTGCTGGTGCTTCTAATAAATCAAAGGTAACTACTACTTCAATGTTGCCTGAACTACCTGCCGCTGCTTTAATAATGTCTCCCGGCTGCAAAACAAAGACAGCGTTGCCGTCAATTAGTAAGTTTTCTCTTGACGATATATTAGTACCGTTATAAATATAAACATCAGGCGTTGGACTAGGCTTATCTACAAATAATGTAATGTCATTAGTAGAGTTATGTAGATTAGCAATAAATGCCATATTCCAGTGAGCTACGTACCCGTCAGGTATTTCTACAATTGTTTGCGTAGACGTATCCGTTAAATTTTTGTTTTTCGTGTATAACATTAGTAAGTCCACATTACTGGTGTTGTACCACGTGTATCAACGTGAACAAAATCTTTAGCAATCCCTATACCTGTAAAACCAAGACCTATAGCAGCAGTCACAATTTTAAGGCGAAACACGGCGTTTGTTATTTTTATATCCGCCGCGATGCCTTGCGCGTGTGTTCCGGGTACGTCTTTTTCAACTTCTATTGGATGCTCAGTTGGGTGTCGATACCCGCTAGTAATCTGAAAAGGAAACCCGCACGCCTCTCTCAACTTGTCTAGTTTTTCTAAAAAGTCACGTTCCATGTTATTGGTGCCAGTAACTTGACAGTTAAACTCTGAAGGATCAAAATGTTTAAGATTCATCTACTACTTCTCCTTCGATTACTGTAGGCTCAGGAATATCTACTGCGCCAACACCTGTAATGTTAATTTGAATAGCGTTCCGCCCACCATCTTTAACAATGTCTTTTTCAAACGCTGCAACGGGCAGTATTCTGTCCATAACAAGCTTCCATGCAGCTGCTTGATTTTTATGGTCATGGTCAAGAGCTGCTTCAAATATTGTATCAAGCACTTTTCTTGACTTTGGAGACGCCAACATCCGTGCTTTGTATTCATTAATAACGGCAGCGTCACCCTTCGGGCGACCAACAGAATTACGATTACCTTTTTTAACAGACGTAACATCCGTCTTACGTGGTCTTCCACGTTTTCGTTTAGGGGTAACAGTTTTGTCAGTCATATAAGCTCTCTTATAAGACTCTCATAAGACTCCTTATAAGTTATATATTAAATAATTATCTTATAAACTTTATCTTATACAGCGCGGTAAAGAGTCTTTAAAGAGTATTTTCTATACTATACATCTTATTGTATCATATTTTTAAAGATTTGTCAAGCATTATTTTTAATAAAACTACACTGTCCTTTAAACTGTACCAGCACGGTCCAGATTCTGCACCGCTTATGTTATTGATTTATATGGTGTTTCTTGTTAGATAACTAGGCGTTATTTAAGGTTCAATTTTGATCTTTTTTGTGTCTGATGAGTACCCACCGCCGACACGTTGCAGATATCCCCGCCCCCGCACCAAAACAGTGCAGACTTTTGCAGATTGCAACGCAAGATACAACGCAGAATGCAATGCAGATTGCAACGCAGATCTGGAGAGGTGAGGTGTGAGAGTCTAGGTTGGACCTCATAGGCAGCACCTAGATACTGTATAGATAACCAGTATTGACTCTATGTTGTCACCATGTTAGACGCGTGCGCGCGTTCCTTTATAGGTAATCAATTCAGAGACTATTCATATCGTGAATGGTTTTCTGTTTCAGTATTTCCAAAAAGGTATTGTGTTCTCAGATGTCAAGGCTCAATCTACACACATGGCGCGACGGGGAGCAACGCCACCCCAAATGAGAATCATTATCATGTCAAACAAAACACTATCAGACAGAATCAGCAGCCTCATGGTTTTCTACTCAGATTATCGAAACGCTTGTGAAGCGTGCGTAAACTTACAATACGGAAGTGAGGAATACGAGATAGCAGTAGAGCAACGTATGCGTTCCGCCAAATACATACGAGAAGACATAGACGCGCTAAATGCACTAGGTATTGAGTTTAATCGTTTCGATTACATCGGAAAATAAGCCCACTGATGAGCTAGTGAGACTCTAGCGAAACGCCGAAAGGCGTCTGGGTAAACAACGGAGAGACAGACATGAACAATTTACAAGATTTTGATAACTACATCGACTCGCTGTGTGATGACGTATGGTTCAACTATGAGCATGACCTAAATGATCAAAATGATTGGCCTGATATTGCACATGAATTAGCAGACAGTAGCCAGTACGTTATTTACTATGGTCTGGCTTGGGATTTAGTCACAATGATGCGCCACGCTGATTCAGCGCTGTTTAATGATGCGGAGGATAGTGCGTTTAATCACGGTATAGAATTTGAAAGCGCTAATCAGATGATGACATTGATCGCGTATGAGTTGATCTATCAAGCGATTATGCTCACATTGAATGACAAATTTAACAAGCAGGAGGCAGCATGACAGCTAAACAATACTACTTATCCTTACTGGTGTGTTTACCTACGCATGTTATACAGGAGAGCATGGCAAACCCTACCGATTATATGACGCGAACACATATCTTATTGCACGGGGTTGTGTTGCGTAGACGTGGCGCGGAGATACCTAAACTGGAGGTGACAGCATGACAAAGGAATATCATTCAGCGTTAATACGCATCAACAAAGCCAACAGCGTTGGAGAGTTGGAGAGATTAGAGCGAGTCTTTACAGACATCTATGAGCGAGGGTTCTTCACTGTTAGCGAGTTTGGACGGCTATGCGTGAAGATACTGGACAAGATTGTAGACATTGAACTAGCGGAGGAAACAGCAGCATGAACAGAATGACAGACGCGATGATACGAAAAGAGAATGCACGTACACACTTCATACAAATTTTGGAGACGTGCGGACTAGACACTGACGCAGAACTTGTCGCAGACTTTTACATCGACAATCGCCTAGCAAAATACAAGGCAGGAATCGGACGCTACGAGGTAGGACACGGCGCACTGCTAGGTAGGGAATACTTACAAACAGCGGTTAAAATTTTAAAGGATGAATTATGAACCCAACACTACTTGACATTGCAATTCTGTTTAGCTTTGTACCAGTCTGGGCTGGCCTTTGCTGGGCTTATGAGAACTGGACAGACCCACGCAACCGACGACGACGTAAGCGTAAGGCACGACGCAAGGCACTCAGACGGGAGCTGGAGAGACGAGGGAGGTTACTGCGATGAGGATCACAACGGCGCACAAGTACTACAACGGACCAGCAAACGTAGGTAACAACGGGATAGTCATCGAGACAGACAGGTACTTGATTGATGTCTACTTTACAGGTACCTTTAGACTATCAACGGCGTACGTCCCAGCTGATGAGTTTAGCGGAGAGAGTTACATCGCATGGCTGGGATGGTTACACATTGAGATAACAGGACAGGAAATATTGGAGGCATAGTGAAACGCAACGTAGTCATAGACGTTAAAGACTACTACATGTCACAGGCAGAGGTAGCAAAAGCGTTAGGCTTGACCAGAGCAGAAGTGCAGCAGGCAGAAACAAGGGGTTTGCAAAAGCTGAAGCGATCCGGCAAGTTAGACAGATTCTTAGGAGCAAAGGAGTAAGACATGACATATCAAAAGTTAATTGAAACATTGTTACGCATGGATGATCGCTACTTAAAACAAGAGGTTTGTTACAGTAGAGGTGAGGATGACTTGCAGCTTATCAACGCAGTGAAGATCACACACTTTTCGTACCGTGTAGATGATGCAAGTATGCCTGAAGAAGGTCATTTTGTTTTAACGTTTGACTAGGAGGAATAATGCACATGATTGGTGTTAATACATTATATACCGTGGAGTTATACGACGATATATGGTCGCAGGTGTGGTCGATAGATTGTATTGATCAAGCGAAGGACTACGTATATTCTAAACGTGGCAACGGTAAACGATACCGAATTGTCAAGCATACAAGCGAGGTGATTTATGAACGGTGAATGTAACATGTACGACTTAGACATGACACTTGATGTACAGGTCCAGTATCACTACGACAGACGTGACAAGTTTATTGAATTAACATCTGTCAAGTGGTACGGAACAGAAATACTTGAACATATAAGCGACAAAGCTTACGATAAAATTGTTGATCATGTTAAAGAAAAAGACTTGTACAGGTATGAAGAGTGATGTTAGACTCTATGCAGAAAGCATATAAGACTATCTTAAATTTATTATCTTATAAGGTATTAAACCTATGAGTATCTCTAAAGAGCAAAAGATAATGGAACTTGTTGAACGTCAGCTAGACTTGTTAACTGTTACGGAAGCGCTGAACATTGCAGGGGGATTTTTCACTGAGTTGTTAGAGACAATGGACGACAGCGAGATTGATGAACTGTACAGCGACATGGGAGCAGGACGTAATGGGCTTCACTAAAACACATCAACCATGTCCTGACTGTGACAGCAGTGACGGGTTAGCGTACAACGACGACGGCTCAAGTAAGTGTTTTGTTTGTGATACGTACACACCAGCCGCTAAGGTTAACAACGTGAGAGAGCTAGGATCTATAAGCGATGCACCCAAGCCATCGTTTAGTCAGACAGAACACCGTTTAATCACAGCGGAGTATCGTTCAATAACTGATCGTCTCATTACAGGAACAACGGCGAAGAAGTACGCAGCACTCAAGCAGGGTGACGTTACAACATTCGGTTACTTCAACCCTGACGATCCAACAAAGCCAGTGGCGGCGAAGGTACGAAACCCTGACAAGCGGTTCAGTATCGTTGGTGATTGGAAGCAGGCGGGGCTGTATGGTCAGCACTTGTTTTCTGAAGGAGGCAAATACATCACTGTTGTTGAGGGTGAGTATGATGCGTTAGCGGCTCACCAGATGACAGGCTCAAAGTTTCCCGTTGTCAGCGTCCGTAACGGTGCAACGTCGGCGGCAAAGGACTGTCGCCTTTTTTATGATTGGCTGAACAG